CAACGAGGAAATCGCAAGAGCTATTCTCGTTGGCGATGGCAGAAATAGTGATTCTGACGACAAGATCAAGCCAGACAGAATCAGACCTATCGTTACAGACGTTGATCTGTTCAACATCAAGGTTCCTGTAACTGTAGCTGCTGATGCTAAGCCGGGCGTTAAGGCTAAGACTATCATCGACGCCGTTATCAGAGCTAGAAAGAACTACAAGGGTTCTGGCAATCCGAAGTTCTTCACAACAGCTGATGTGCTGACAGAGATGCTGCTTCTTGAGGACGGAATCGGACACAAGCTGTACAAATCGGTTACAGAGCTTGCTACTGCTCTTAGAGTCTCCGAGATCGTTGAGGTCGAGGTAATGGAAGGCCAGAAGGTTAATGGTAAGGACCTCGTAGGTGTCGTTGTAAATCTGCAGGACTACAACCTCGGTGCTGATAAGGGCGGAGCAGTTTCGCTGTTCGACGACTTTGATATCGACTACAACCAGTACAAGTACCTCATCGAGACAAGGTGCTCTGGCGCTCTGATCAAGCCGTTCTCGGCAATGACAATTACTCTGGAAACTGAGTAATAAGGAGAAATCAAAATGGCTAAGTTTTATGGTGAAATAGGCTACGCTGCGACGACTGAAACGAGGCCTGGGATATGGGAATCTGTCGTGGAAGAGAAGAAGTACGATGGGGACGTGTTGAGTTTTACTAGGCGTTGGAATAATGGCGATAAAGTGAACGATGACGTGTCTATAAGTGTTCAGATCAGTATCGTAGCCGACTCATATCTCATAAATCATATGCACTGTATCCGATATGTAAAAATGCATGACGTAGCCTGGGAAGTGGTATCGATAACGCCACAGTATCCTAGGCTACTTCTTGATTTAGGAGGTGAGTATCATGGCGAGACCGCTTGAAGAAGGTAGACTAGAACTCCATGAGAAGTTGATCGACCTTTTGGGTTTTGGACATGTCTACTATCAGCCTCCGGAAACGATTAAGATGGAGTATCCATCGATTATCTATGATCTGTATAGAATCAATCAGAGATTTGCTGACGATAAAAATTACAGACTTATGCCGGCGTATTCGATCACAATAATAGATAGAAGTACCGACTTAGATTGGATAACGAAGATGTTTGAGACGTTTCCAAAGTATTGTTCTCTTGAGAGAACCTATACTGCGGACAATCTAGTGCATTATAGTTTTATTCTTTACTATTTATAAGGAGGAAAATCCATGAAGTGGAATAATTCGAAACTTGAATGGGACGCTACCGGTGAACACTATTACGAAACCGGAGTTAAGATGGGAGTTCTTTATCCTCAGGTTAATGGACTCTATCCGAAGGGTGTCGTTTGGAATGGTCTTACGGCAGTAACTGAGAGTCCTTCTGGAGCAGATGCCAACGCTATTTATGCTGATGATATGAAATATCTCGAGCTGAGAGCGGCAGAGGAATTTGGAGCTACTGTTGAGGCTTACACATATCCAGATGAGTTTGCAGAATGTGATGGTTCTGCAGAGCCTGTGAAGGGAGTTAGAATTGGCCAGCAGATCAGAAAGCCATTCGGTCTCTGCTACAGGACAGTCCTGGGTAACGATGACAAGAGAGATGAATATGGTTATAAGATTCATCTCATTTACAACGCTACTGCATCGCCTTCTGAGAGGAGTTATCAGACAGTCAACGATTCTCCAGAAGCAATTACATTCAGCTGGGAAATGACAACAACTCCGGTTGCTGTAACTGGATATAAGAATACCGCTTGTCTGACAGTGAATTCAACCAATTTCACAGATGCTAATGCAACTAAGCTCGCCGCTCTTGAGAAGATTCTCTATGGCGAGGGCGACACAGAAGCTAGACTTCCTCTTCCAGATGAGGTTATCTCGATTCTTAAGGGAGAGAATGTAAATCCGTAATTATCACTATAAATCGGAACGTACCCCGGAAACTCTCGAAGCCCGGGGTCTTTTTTATTATTGAAAGGAGCAAACAATGCTTAAGAAGTCAATAAAGTATGTAGATTTTAACGGCATCGAACAGACCGATGAGTGCTATTTCAATTTATCAAAGACTGAACTAACTCAGATGGAAATGTCCGAGAAGGGTGGATTCGAAAATTATATTTCTTCGATAATCGAAGCTAAGGATAATAAGAAAATTTATGCTTTATTCAAAGAAATAGTTCTCATGGCATATGGCGAGAAGTCGTCAGATGGTCGTTCATTTATCAAGAAAAAGATGATAGACGGCCAGATGATCAATCTCAGAGATGAGTTTGAACAGACAATGGCGTTTGATGCTCTTATGATGGAACTGATTAGCGGCGGAGAGAAGGCTGTTTCTGAATTTATTAATAAGCTCATCCCGAATGATCTTCAGGAGGAGATTAATAAGCAGGTTCGTGAAGGAAAAATTAAACTTCCGACGGCCTAGTTTAGACTGGAGGGACTATCATGCTAACGATAATTGTCCCGGAAACGGAAATTTACGATCCTGCTACAGAGTCTTTTCTCGTAACAAAAGAGCAAAAGCTAACACTTGAGCATTCTCTACTTTCCATTGCGAAGTGGGAAGCGCGATGGCAAAAACCGTTTTTAGCCAGAACTTCCGAAGATAAAAAGACGTTGGAAGAAAGTAGAGACTATATTCGTTGTATGACTATTACACAGAATGTAGATCCGCTCGTATATTTTGCCTTAACAGAACAAAATTACAAAGACATTGTGGATTATATGGAAAATCCTATGACTGCTACTTGGTTTAAAAATGATAATAAACCGCCGAGTAGAGAAATACTTACTGCCGAGCTTATTTACTATTATATGGTTGCTTTGCAGATTCCGTTTTCTTGTGAGAAATGGCATTTTAATCGGTTAATGACACTCATACGGGTATGTAATGAGAAGAATAAACCACCAAAGAAAATGAGCAAAAGCGCCATCATGAGTAAGAATCAGGCTCTGAATGCTCTGAGGAGGCAAAAACTTAATAGTATGGGGTAGAGTATGGCGTTTATAACTTTTTCACACAAGGGGGATTTCGGTAAGACCGAAGATTTTCTGAAAAAAGCTAAGCAAAACGCTTTTTATAAACATCTAGACGAATATGCCAGAACCGGGGTAGAAGCTTTAAGAGAATCTACCCCGATTGATTCTGGTGCAACTGCCAACAGTTGGACATATGAAGTAAAAATTGAAAAAGATTCAGCAACTATAACTTGGCTGAATACAAATACAAATAAAGGGCAGAATATAGCTATTCTAATTCAGTATGGACACGGAACTGGTACTGGTGGCTATGTTCATGGACGTGATTATATTAATCCTGCAATGCGTCCAGTTTTTGACCAAATCGCTGAAAATGTATGGAAGGAGGTGACTGATCTGTGAATAATGTTGAGAATAGAATTGTTGAAATGAAATTTGACAATTCACAATTTGAACAGGCAGTTGCCAAAACCATGGATACCCTTGAGAAATTCAAGGATAAATTAAATTTTGAAGATGCCGGGAAAGGGTTTGATAAGCTAGGCTCTGCTACTGGTAATTATTCTGGAATATTAGGCGGGATCAGTAGCGTTATCGACAGTGTTGCTAGTCACTTTTCTAATCTATCAGGTGTCGGTCAGCGTGTTTTCAGTGCGTTAACATCTGCAGCACAAGGATTTCTTACTAGTGGTATTAATAAACTTACTGCTGATATAGTTCAAGGTGGTCAGTCAAGAGCTATGAACCTTGAGCAGGCTAAGTTCCAGCTTCAAGGTATTCTCGGTAACGCTCAGGAAGTAAACCGTGTAATTTATGATGATATTTTACCAGAACTTCAGGGAACACCGTTCTCATTGGACCAGGCGGCTGTAGTAATGGGTCAGCTCGCTGCTTCTGGTAAGAAATCATCCGAAGAGGTCAGACAGGGTACCAGGGCTATTGCTGGTGCTGCCGCAATGACTAACTCTTCGTTTGCTGATATGGGTCGTATATTTACCAAAGTTGCTGGTAACGGTCGAGTGATGGGTGACACTCTTCAGGAAATGTCCTCAAGAGGTCTGAACGCCGCTGCCGATATTGGTAAAGTGTTTAATATGACCGAAGCTGAGGTTCGAGAGGCTGTTACTGCTGGTGAGATCAGCTACGATATGTTTGCTCAGGCGATGGACCAGCTGTATGGAGAACAGGCTACAAAATCTACAACTATGTACACTGGTGCGCTTGAGGACCTTAGGGCTGCTCTCGCAAGAATCGGTGCCGAACCTCAGGCAGTTAAGTTAGAGTTCCTTAGGGATGCTTTTAATGCTCTTGTTCCGGCTGTTGATGCTGTAAATGCAGTATTAAAACCGCTTTGGAATTCGGCACATGCGGTCACTGAAGAAGTTGATGAGAATGGTGAGAAAATTACCAAATACGCCAAAGAGTTTCAGGGTCCTGTGGCGCAGGGTGTTCAGAAAGCTGGCTGGGCATTTCAGAGTCTCTTTGTGCAGCTTGACGATAATCATGATATTATGCGTTATACTGCCAAGAATCTTGAAGAACTGGGCTTTGAATTCGAGGAGGCTGAGGACGGCACTAAATCGTATTTCGAAGTATTAGAGGACGGAAGTAAAGTATATCATGACGTCGGAGAGGCTATGATGAATCATGATATGCTTCGAATTATGACTTCGTCAGCACATTCCGCTGTTAATA